GGTTTCTTTAGCCATGCACGAATCGCGGGCACAAAAAAGCCCCGACAGCCTTGCGACTGCCGGGGCGCGTGGTTTAGAAGTTGAACTCGTATTGTTTGGGGGCATCGATGAATTCGAACTTCCATCGATTAGGCAACTTCTGCTTGATGAGTTCGGTTGACCAGTAATAGGCTTGGCGGAACGATTCGAATTCCGTGCAGAATTCTTCTAGGTAGCCATGAGCGCCGATATCGGTATGGATGATTTTGTAAATGATCATGTAGAAAATCCTCTAATGAGAAAGGCCCGGTAGCCTTGCGACTACCGGGCCGGTTGGGTCAGGCCTTGTTGATAGCGTCAGTCAGCATCTTGACCAGTTCGACCTTGTTGGTCGTCGCACTAGGATCGCCATTTTTCTTGGCATTCTTAGCGCGGGTCAGTACCGTCTCGACCGTCTTGGAGATGAACTCCGCAAAGGTCAGGTTAGCCTCGCGTATCCGGCCCTTGCCGGTCTTGAGTCTGTCGATTGCGCGGAGCAGGTCTTGCATCGCGTTTGATCGGTACTTGTTGGTCGCGGTACGAATCGCGGCGATGATGTCGTACTTGGCCTTGTCTTTGCCCTTCAGTTGACCGAAATCGTACGCTGTCATCGATACCGCAGACTCGACCGTGAATGCTGCAATCGCGTCATCCTTGCCGGCCTTGCTCGGGTCTTTGATCAACGTGTACTCGCTGCCCTTGTGCAGGTAGTACTGAGTGCCGAACAGTTCGGCCTTGCGACCGACCATACCTTTTTCAAGTTCGGCCTTAGCCTCGTCGGTCAGGCCGTTCGGACAGCGTCGCAGCAACTCGGCTGCGAGTACGCCCATAACGTCGCCTTGCGATGCGGCAGAGTAGCCAATCGACTGAAGGTCGGCCGATTCGATCTTTTTGATATCTACTGCTTTCATCTTAGTATCTCCATGAATGGCGCTGCGGAATTGCATCGCCTGAGTTAGTTATACCTGAAGGCGATCCGATAAGTAAACTTTCATGTATAAATGAAACGCTATATAGGCCGACCCCACCCTATCCGGCCCCCCCGCTTTTGCTTTGGGACTCCGCTACGCCCCCCATACCCCTGAATTCACACAAATCATCGCCACATTTTCAAAACTTGGCTGACCCCCACCCCCTTCGTATAGAAAACCACCCCGTCATCAATTTGGTACCATGCCGTTTGCTTTTATATATTTTATTTGTACTATCCACGCACATGGACACCCCACAACTTGTCCCTGATATAGAAGACAGCGTTCCGTTGCCCGCTCATGCACGCGAGGCATTCCCTGAGTTATCTGCCCACGAAGAAATACAAATGCGGGCAAGGACTATTAAATTAATATCCGATATCACGCAGACCGCGATTGAGCCAACGGATATTGATGCGGTGCAAGCAGAAGAATTAGCCCGCGAGATGGTGGTAAATCCCGAGAAAAAGCCTGATTTCAGCATTTACCCAAACGAGGTAATTGCTTTGTATGCCGGGATCGCTGCCCGCTATAACCACATGATTGTCAAAGACCTCGCAGATTTAAAACTCTACGTGGTGAATAAGTTATTTGAGTCGGTTGAAGCCGCAAGCGACGTTAAAACCCGTGTCTCAGCCTTAAAAGCATTAGGCGAAGTAGAGGGAATTGACGCATTTAAGCGCCGTAGCGAGATCACACACATCGTTAAGCCTATTGAAGAGGTCGAAAAAGAGCTTCTGACGGTGCTGGAAGGCATTGAATACAAGGTTTTGGACGAAGAATCCGGCCAGACGCATTAAAAATCGTGCAACTGACCCAAGAAAATCTTAAAAAACTCCGTCTAGCATTACCGACGATGCCAGAAAAGGAGAAACGGCGGGTTGCCGAGCTTCTCAAGGCGTATCAAACGCAAGTTACACAGAAACTGGGCAAGGATTCCTTCCTAGATTTTATTAATCACGTGTATCCGGGCTATAAAGTAGGCCCGCATCACCGAAAACTGGCCCGAATCTTTGAAGAGATTGCCGAAGGCCAGAAGAAACGGGTGATCGTGAACATCGCTCCGCGTCATGGCAAGTCGGAGATGATTAGTTACCTAGCGCCTGCATGGTTTCTAGGCAAATACCCGCAGAAAAAGGTCATTATGGCCTCGCACACTGCGGACTTGGCGGTGAACTTTGGACGGAGGGTTCGCAACCTTGTCGGATCAGACCTCTATCGAGACATCTTCCCAAATGTCGAACTCCAAGCAGACAGTAAATCAGCCTCTCGTTGGGGTACCAACTTCAACGGAGAATACTTCGCCATCGGTGTTGGCGGCGCTCTCGCTGGGCGCGGTGCTGATCTATTTATTATTGATGATCCTCACTCGGAGCAAGAAGCGAAACAAGGGCGGGCGGACGTATTTGAACCGGCGTGGGAGTGGTTCCAGTCGGGTCCAGTCCAAAGGTTGATGCCGGGTGGCGCGATTATTGTCGTAATGACCCGGTGGAGTAAGCAAGATTTAACTGGGAAAATCGTGGATCACATGCTGCGCGAAGAGAGCGCAGATCAGTGGGAAGTCGTGGAGTTCCCTGCGATATTAAACGAAAAACCGCTCTGGCCTGAGTTCTGGGATATCGATGAACTTCTCGCTAAAAAGGCGAGCATGGATGTGCGTTATTGGCAGGCACAGTACATGCAGCAGCCGACCTCGGAGGAGGGGGCGCTCCTCAAGCGGGAGTGGTGGCAGGTGTGGGAGAAGGATGACCCCCCGCTGTGTGAGCACATAATCATGAGCCTCGACGCCGCGCAGGAGAAATCGAACCGGGCGGACTACAACGCATTAACTACGTGGGGCGTGTTCTTTAATGAGGAAACGAAGAACTACAACATAATCCTTTTAAATGCCATTAAGCAGCGGCTTGAGTTCCCCGAGTTAAAAGCGATGGTGCTGGAGGAATATAAGGCTTGGAACCCCGACAGCTTTATCGTGGAAAAGAAATCAAACGGGGCGGCGCTGTATCAGGAAATGAGACGAATGGGTGTGCCGCTCAGTGAGTTCACGCCGGGTAAAGGGCAGGACAAGATCAGCCGGGTGAACGCCGTCTCGGACTTGTTTTCTTCAGGTATAGTCTGGTGTACTGACCACAGGTGGGCCAGAGAAGTGGTCGAGGAGTGCAACGACTTCCCAAGCGGTACTCATGACGACTTGGTGGACTCGACGACACTGGCCCTTCTACGGTTTAGACAGGGTGGGTTTATTCGTCTTCCGTCTGACGAGCCGATTCCAACTAAATGGTTTAAGAGCCACAGACGCGAAAGCTATTACTAGGAGAATTTAGATGGCTGCGAATATGGATAAAGGTCTGTATCAGGCTCCGTTGGGAATGGAGGCTATAGCAGCCGAGCCAGCGATTGAGATTGAGGTCGTTGACCCCGAAGAGATGCGGATCAACATGGATGGGGTAGTCATTGAACTGGCGAAGGACCGCCCCCGCGCTGATGACTTTGATGCCAACCTCGCTGATTACATGGGCGAGAACGAGTTGCAGAGTCTGGCGAGTGAGTTGATCGGTGAATATGAGCAAGATCTTTCTTCCCGCAAAGATTGGCTCGACGTTTATGTTAAAGGCCTGAAGATCCTCGGCATTCGCTACGAGGAAAGAACTGAACCGTGGCCGGGTGCGTGTGGTGTGTTTCACCCGCTCCTGATGGAGTCGGCGGTCAAGTTCCAGTCTGAAACGATCATGGAGACCTTCCCCGCGATGGGGCCGGTCAAAACTAAGATCGTGGGTAAGGAGACTGCGGAGAAGAAGGACTCCGCTATTCGTGTCGCAGATGACATGAACTATCAGTTGACCGAGGTGATGAAGGAGTACCGCCCAGAACACGAGCGGATGCTGCTCTCCCTTGCTCTCTCGGGTAATGCGTTTAAGAAGGTGTATTACGACCCGTCACTGGGCCGTCAGACTGCGGTCTATATCCCGGCTGAAGATATCGTGGTGCCATACGGCGCAGCCAACTTGGAAACGGCAGAGCGTGTTACGCACCGCATGCGTAAGACAAAGAATGAATTAAGAAAGCTGCAGTACGCTGGGTTCTATCGAGATGTGGATCTGGGTGAGCCGATTCGCACGATGGACGAAGTAGAGAAGCAGAAGGCTGAAGATCAAGGCTTCAGCGCATCGATGGACAATCGATTCCAGCTTCTTGAGATGCACGTGAACATCGACCTGCCGGGTTATCCCGATGTCGATGATGATAATAACGAGACAGGGATTGCGTTGCCGTATGTGGTGACGATTGAAAAGGGTACGGGGACAGTTTTAGCGATCAGGAGGAATTGGCGTGAGGACGACAAACTCAAAGCGAAGCGGCAGCACTTCGTCCACTACGGATACATACCGGGATTTGGATTTTACTACTTCGGCCTTATTCACCTTATCGGGGGACACAGTAAAGCTGCAACGTCCCTCCTTCGCCAACTTATCGATGCAGGAACTCTCAGTAACCTCCCCGGAGGACTCAAATCCCGAGGACTTCGAGTTAAGGGAGATGATACGCCGATTGCACCCGGAGAGTTCCGAGACGTAGACGTACCGAGCGGCGCAATCCGCGACAACATTCTGCCGCTGCCATATAAGGAACCGAGTCAGACTCTTGCGGCTTTGATGGACAAAGTAATTGAGGAAGGACGCCGCTTCGCTGCGGTGTCTGATCTCAAGGTCTCAGACATGTCCTCGCAGGCTCCAGTCGGCACGACGCTCGCTATTTTGGAGCGAGTGCTGAAGGTAATGTCGGCAGTGCAGGCCCGCATCTACTACGCGATGAAGCAGGAGTTCAAACTCCTTGCCACAATTATTCGTGATTACACGCCGGACGAATATAGCTACGAGCCGGAAGTAGGTACGAGGAAAGCAAAGAAAGCCGACTACGATGATGTCGATGTCATCCCGGTCAGTGATCCGAACGCGGCCACGATGTCGCAGAAGATCGTGCAGTACCAAGCCGTGCTGCAGCTTTCGCAGTCTAATCCACAGATTTACGATTTACCGTATCTGCATCGGCAGATGTTGGAAGTTTTGGGCATCAAGAATGCAGCCAAGATTATTCCGTCTCCCGATGATCAGAAGCCTGTAGACCCCGTGACAGAGAACATGAACTTGATGAACGGCAAACCCGTCAAGGCGTTCTACTACCAAGATCACGAGGCGCATCTGCAGGTTCACATGATGGCTATGCAAGATCCGAAAATCATGCAGATTGTGGGTCAAAACCCGCAAGCTCAAACCATCATGGCCGCTGCCGCTGCTCACGTTATGGAGCATGTGGCTTTTCAATATCGCAAAGAAATCGAGAAACAGTTGGGAGCAAATCTCCCGCCGATGCCGGATGCCGAGAAGGACGAGAACTACCTGCCAGAAGCAGCCGAGGTTCAAGTCTCTCAGCTTGCCGCAGCCGCCGCTGCCAAACTGCTACAGAAGGACAAGGCCGAGGTCCAAGCTGCTCAAGCACAGCAACAGGCCCAAGATCCGATTATCCAGATGCAGCAGATGGAGCTTCAGCTTCGCCAGCAAGAGTTGCAAATTCAGCAACAAAAATTGCAGCTTGACGCGCAAACGAAGCAGGCCCAGTTGCAGCTTGATTCACAAATCAAGATGGCTGAAGAGCAACGTAAGCAGCAGGAGCTTCAGATCAACGCAGCGCAGAAAGCTGACGAGATCGAACTTAAACAGCTTGAGATCTCTAACCGGCAGCAAATCGAAGCAGCCAAGATGGGCGCGAACATTCAGAAGCACAAGGCTGAATTGTCCGCTAGACAGCAGGCAGAGGGTGTCCGCATGGGCATCGACATCGCCAAAGCGAAGGAAGCCTCTGAGATTCAACGCAACCGCCCCCAAAAGGGCAAGAAGGAGTAAATGAGTTATACAACGCCTCTTGAATACCTCAAGTCAAAAATTGAGGAAGAGCGGTCCAACGTCGTGTCTTTTCTGTCTCAAGGCACGCTAAAGGACATCGAAGAATACCGAAGGTTATGCGGCGTCATTCAAGGTCTGGACGCAGCAAGGGTATTGATCTTAGACCTAGAAAAGCGAATGGAGACAGATGATGAGTAATATTGATATTGAGAAAACGCAGGAAGAGGCTGCTAAAGCCAAACTCCTGCCGGAGCCGAAAGGCTACCGGATGTTATGCGCGGTTCCGCATGTCGAAGAAGAATTTGAAGGCGGATTGCTCAAGGCTGAGGACACCAAGCGAGTCGAGGAGCAGACCACCGTGGTGCTGTTTGTCGTGAAGCTAGGCGACCTTTGCTACAAGGACAAGGACCGATTCCCTACTGGCCCGTGGTGTAAGGAAGGCGATTTTGTCCTCACCCGTCCTTATTCCGGCACCCGCGTGGTTATCCACGGTCGGGAGTTCCGCATCATCAATGACGACACGGTAGAAGCGGTGGTTGAAGACCCCCGTGGAATCCGACGCGCATAAGGAGTAATTATTATGGCTGATAGAGAAGAATTTAAGTTTCCTGACGAAGTTGAAGCCGAGAATAAGGCTAAAGAGGCTTCGGACAAGGACGAATTAAGCATTGAGATTATCGACGACATGCCTCCAGAGGACCGGGCGAATGCCAAGCCTATGCCCAAGGAGATCGTTGAGAACCTCGAAAAAGACGAGCTTGACGAGTATTCGGATGACGTAAAAGAACGCTTCCGCCAGATGAAAAAGGTCTGGAATGACGAGCGTCGAGCCAAGGAATCCGCTGCCCGTGAGCGGGAGGAAGCCCTCAAGTTTGCCCAGACCCAAATGGAGGAGAACAAGCGTCTCAAGCAGCGCCTTGGCGTTGGTGAGCGTGTCTTTATTCAAGAGGTCACTAAGGCCGCTAATAATGACCTTACGACGGCTAAGGATAAGTTAAAACAAGCTTACGAATCTGGTGATGCTGAAAATATCGCAGCAGCACAAGAAGCCCTAACGGATGCGAAGCTTCGTCTCAAACAGTACGAAAACTTCCGGCCCTCTTTACAAGAGGAAGATCCGCGTGTACAAGAAAACTATCAGGTATCGACGCCACAAGCGCCTGCTCCTGCCATCGACCCAAAAGCCGATGCGTGGAAACGGAACAACACTTGGTTCGGCGTGGACGAGGAAATGACCGCCCTCGCGCTCGGCCTTCACGAAAAACTGGTCAGGTCTGGAGTCGATCCGCGTAGTGATGATTACTACCGACAGATCGATGCGACGATGAGGAAACGGTTTCCAGAGGAGTTCAAAGACTCTGAAGAGACTAGACCTCAAAGGGAAGAAGCCAAACCTCCTACCCGATCAAAGCCGTCTACAAACGTGGCTCCTGTAACGCGGGCAACCGCACCTCGTCAAATTCGTTTGACAGCTACGCAAGTTGCTCTGGCTAAAAAGCTTGGCTTGAGTAACGAACAGTACGCACGCGAATTAATGAAACTGGAGAACGACAATGGCTGAGAATCGTCTGCAACGAGAAGTTGAAAATAGAGAATCCGCACAGCGCAAGATGGCGTGGACACCCCCACAAACGCTCCCCGAACCGGAGCCGGAAAATGGCTGGGTATTCCGCTGGATTCGGACCAGTATTATGGGTCAAGCAGATCCCTCTAATACGTCTGCAAAGTTTCGGGAAGGTTGGGAGCCTGTGAAGGCTGAAGATCAACCCAAATTGATGATGCAAGCCGATCCGAATAGCCGCTTTAAAGGCAATATCGAAATCGGTGGGTTGTTGCTCTGTAAGGCACCAGCCGAGCTTATGAAGCAGCGTGATGATTATTACGCCAAGCAAGCACAGGCTCAGTTGCAGTCCGTAGACAACAACTTTATGAGGCTGAACGACGAGCGTATGCCGCTCTTTAGCGAGAGAAAGACATCGGTCTCGTTTGGCAAGGGCAAATAACTTATTTTGGAGTAATCAATGGCATATCCTACTGTTGACAAGCCGTATGGCTTGAAGCCGATCAATCTGATCGGCGGGCAGGTGTTTGCCGGTTCAACCCGCCAGCGTCGTATCGCTTCCGGTGCTTCTAGCATCGGTTTCGGCGACCCGGTGAAGTTCGATACTGACGGCACCATTGTTGTCTGCACGGAAACGACGACTCCCCCTGCCGCTGGCTTTGCTGGCGTGTTCTTGGGTTGCACGTTCGTGTCCTCTGTGACGGGTCAGCCGACCTACTCGCAGCAGTGGACTTCGGGTACTTCGGTCAAGTCGGGCACGTACATTCTTGCGTACGTGGCTGATGATCCGAACACCCTGTTCAAGGCTGTTGGCGTAACGGCTTCGCTCGTTGTTTCGACCACGAGTGGTTTTGTGTACAGCGATATCGGTACTAACGTCGCGTTGGTTGCCAATACGCTGAATACGACCACGGGCGATTCGCAGCAGGGTCTTGAGGTTGGCAGTGTTGCCACCACTCGCTCACTGCCGATCCGCATCGTCGATGTGGTTGAAGACACGGCGTTTGTTTCGAGCGGAACTACTTACTATCCTGAAGTTATCGTGAAGTTCAATTCACCGTATATCACGAGCAACTCCTTGATTGTGGGTGGTCACGCTTACAACAACCCGCTCGGCATTTAATAGGGGAGTTCTAAGACATGGCTATTTCACGCGCACAATTACTCAAGGAACTCCTGCCGGGTTTGAACGCCCTGTTCGGCCTTGAGTACAAGACCTATGGTGAGGAGCACAAGGAGATCTACGAGACTGAGACCTCCGAGCGTTCCTTTGAAGAGGAGACCAAGCTTTCTGGTTTCAGCGCCGCTCCGGTCAAGGCCGAAGGTGCTGCGATTGCGTATGACAACGCACAGGAAGCGTGGACTGCTCGCTACAACCACGAGACCATCGCTCTCGGCTTCTCCATCACGGAAGAGGCGGTTGAAGACAACCTGTACGACTCGCTCAGCAAGCGTTATACGAAGGCTCTTGCTCGCGCTATGGCGTACACGAAGCAGGTCAAGGCGGCTTCGGTCCTGAACAACGGCTTCTCCTCGTCCTACACGGGCGGTGACGGTCAGCCGTTGTTCTCGGCCTCGCATCCGCTGGTTTCGGGTGGCACCAACAGCAACCGTCTGACGGCTTCTGACCTCAACGAGACTTCGCTTGAGGCGGCGGTGATTCAGATCGCTGGTTGGACCGACGAACGTGGTCTCCTCATCGCGGCGAAGCCCGGTAAGCTCATCGTGCCCCCGGCATTGATGTTCACTGCCAAGCGTCTCCTCGACACGGAACTCCGCGTGGCGACTGCGGATAACGACATCAACGCTCTGAAGGCGATGGGGTCGATTCCCGGTGGCTACACGGTGAACCACTTCTTGACCGACACGAATGCGTGGTTCCTGACCACGGACGTTCCGAACGGCATGAAGCACTTCGTTCGTACCCCGCTCCAGAACAGCATGGACGGAGATTTCGACACCGGCAACGTCCGGTACAAGAGCCGCGAGCGTTATAGCTTCGGCTGGTCGGATCCGCTCGGCATGTTCGGTTCGCCGGGTTCTTCCTGATAGCTTTTTGATGAGCTAGCTGGAACTGAGGGGTCACAAGTTACCTAGAGGCTTGTGGCCCCTCTTTTTTGGTGATATACAGTCGTTCATCGGGAAAAAATTGCTTATCAGACAGCCCCGACTGACGACATGCAGACTGATAAGCACAACTCGCATGTGAGGTTTTAAAATGGCTACTACTACTTTCTCCGGCCCGGTCGTTTCTCAGAACGGTTTCCAGTCGGACACTCTTGTTATCGGCACCACGATTATTACGCAGGGCACTGCCACGGGTTCGGTGTCGGCACAGGCCGGTTATATCCCGGTTCGGATTGGAGCCACGACTAAGTACATTCCGCTGTATTCCAGCCTGACTCCGTAAGACTTTGTGGGGGGCGATAAGCCCCCTTCTTCCATTACAGGAGAGTCAGAATGGCAATGCAAACAGATGTCTTAGCCAGTAAGGTCCGCACCGACGCGGGCCAGATGCTGGATCAGAATAGCCTTGTTATTGGCCGCGCCCGTGTTAAGGCGATTTATATCGTCCCTGATACTACTGCCGGTACGGTGACGTTTATTGACGGCGGGGCAAGCGGTGCCACCAAAATTGTGGTGAACACCAAGGGCAGTTCTACTACGCCTGATTACATTCTGCTACCGGGCGAAGGACTGCTTTTCCAGTCCAATATCTACATCGTCCCGTCAGCCGTCGTCTCAACGATGGTGATTTATGGCTAAAACTCCGGCATGGCAGCGCAAAGAAGGCAAAAACCCTGCCGGTGGATTGAACGCCAAAGGCAGGGCTTCCTATAACCGCGCTAATCCCGGTAAGCCGGGGCTGAAGCGACCGCAGCCTGAAGGCGGTGCCCGTAAGAGATCTTTCTGTGCCCGGATGTCGGGGATGAAGAAGAAGCTTACGAGTGCTAAAACGGCTAACGATCCGAACAGCCGCATCAATAAATCCTTACGCGCATGGAACTGCTAACACATGGACATGCTCGTTTGGAACCTCGCTCTTAGCGGGATCGTAGCGTTCATTGGGTACGTTATGAAGGAAAAGTCAGACGAACTACAACGGCTGAATATTCTTCTCAACAAGACCCGTGAAGAAGTGGCCCGAGATCATGTCACGCGCATGGAAGTTCGCGCTGACGCACAGGTGCTTCTGGATAGGCTGGATCGCCTAGAGCAGAAGATTGATCGACTCGTGGAGCAGCACCGTGCCTAGTAAATCAGGTAAACAACACCGTTTGATGGCGTTAGTTGCTAATGACCCGAAAGCAGCTAAGCGTCTAGGTATCCCTCAATCTACGGGAAGAGAATTTATGAAAAAAGATAAAGGCAAAAAGTTTGATGAAGGGGGAAGCACGAGTGAGGAAATGCCGACTTCCAAACGAATCAAAGCTACAGCGTATAAGGCGCTTAATAAAGTTGCAAAATTACCGTTTAAAGCGGCTGAATATGTAGAACGTAAAACTACTAAAGATCCTGAAAGAAAGGTCATAAAAAAGAATGTTATTGATGTAATGGATAAGCTAAACGCTGAGAATGAAAAAGGCGCTTATTTTAGAAAAGGCGGTTCCGTTAAATCTTCCGCATCCAGCCGTGCAGACGGCATAGCCCAGCGTGGTAAAACACGCGGTAAACTTATTTAGGAGTAAATCAAATGGATAATCGTGCAATGAAAATGGCGATGGCCCGCAGAGCTGGTCGTGCTATGGGAGCGTCTGCAAGCCCCGACATGATGGGCCGCGCTATGGTTCGCCCCGGCATGAAGAAGGGCGGCGAGACCAAAGAAATGATGAAGAAGGAAGTGTCCTTTATGAAAAAGAAGGGCGCTCCGAAGTCCATGCTCCGTCACGAGATGAAGGAAGCTGGCATGAAGAAGATGGCTGGCGGTGGCTCGACCGGCGGTTCCTATCGTCGCGCTGCTGACGGTATTGCCAGCAAGGGCAAGACCAAGGGCAAGATGGTCAAGATGGCCTACGGCGGCAAGTGCTAATGAAACGCATGCCAAAATTTGGCCCGAAATACGGGTTCAAAAAGTTTGGTGAGGGTGGGGCTACGGATAAAAAAGCCCCGCCGCCAAAGAAGCCTACACCTCCTCCGTCAGATTCTGACGATCTTGTTCCGCGTGGCAATTTGCCAAGCACTCCGACGATTAAGCCGGGTGCAGGATTTGGCGATGATATCCCGCGTAAAAAGACCAAGAAACTGGCTAAAGGTGGCAGTCTCCCTGATCTAACCGGCGACGGAAAGATCACTCGCGCTGATGTCCTCAAAGGTCGCGGCGTGTTTAAGAAGGGTGGCGCTGTAAAGTCTTCTGCTTCTCGTCGGGCTGACGGCATCGCTCAACGCGGCAAGACCAAAGGCAGGATCTGCTAATGATGGCCTCACGCGGCATGGGCGCGATTGCTAAAAACAAAGTCCCCCGCGCTAAACGGCGGGGTGACGAAAAGCCTGTGATTGGTACTGGCAGACCCATCAAGACCTATAAAAAGGGTGGTGAGTCCAAGGTCAATGAGGCTGGCAATTACACCAAGCCCGGTATGCGGAAGAGCCTGTTTGAGTCGATCAAGTCTCGTGCTGTGCAGGGTACTGCCGCAGGGCAGTGGAGCGCGAGGAAAGCCCAGTTGCTGGCTAAGCAGTACAAGGCCAAGGGTGGCGGGTACAAGTCATGAAAGCCCCACAGCAATCGCTCAAGGCATGGACTCAGCAGAAGTGGAGGACGAAGAGTGGTAAACGATCTTCTGACACGGGTGAAAGATACCTTCCAGAAGCTGCTATTAAAGCTCTCAGCCCTGCTGAGTATGCCCGAACCACCGCAGCCAAAAGGCGAGGCAAAGCCCAAGGCAAGCAGTTCGTCCCGCAGCCCAAAGGCATCAAAGAAAAAGTAAGGCCGCATCGTAAGCGGGGGATGTGATGACCGAACCGACCGACATCGAGATGTTCAAGGCGCAGGTTCAGGCCGAGTTAAATCGACTTGAGGCGCAGTCGTCCGCCAAGGATGTGGCGGGTAAAGCCATTGGCAAAGATGGTTTGAAATACATCACAGCGATTGTTGTCATCGGTGTCGTGTCTAGCCTGTTCCTTGATAACGACAAGATTGCTGCCGTTATGGGGCTGCTTGGTGCGTCCTTGACCGCCTTGATCTCCATGCTTAACGGGATCGCAGGCACGGTGGAGAAAGAAGAGAAGCCGGAGTTTGAGGTCATCAAGGAACTCATCACCAAACTCGACAAGCTGGATCGTAAAGAGCAGCCGATGCGGGTTGATGTCGAAGGCGATCACGTTACCGTCACCAAGGGTGACGATGTGGTAACAGCGAGGAAGTAATGGCCTACAAAACGACAGCTACCACGGACTTCAATCTTGATCTCAACACGATCATCGAAGAGGCTTTTGAGCGTTGTGGTGCGGAGTTGCGGACGGGTTACGACTTCCGTACCGCCAAGCGTAGTCTTGGTCTATTGCTCATGGACTGGGCGAACCGGGGTATTAACCTCTGGACGCTGGAGACTGATACCAAGACTCTGACGTACAACGTCGGTACCTACGATCTGGATGTCGATACGGTTGACTTACTTGACCACGTGATTCGGACTGGAACCGGCACGAACCAGCAGGACATCAACATCACGCGCATTTCGTCCAGCACGTACCTCTCCATCCCGAACAAGAACGCGACGGGTCGCCCGATCCAGATCTGGATTAATCGGCGTACGGGTGCAACGGGTGCCGATGATGTCGTGGTGAAGCCCCAGTTCACGGTCTGGCCGAAGCCTGACAACACGACGACTTGGACGCTGGTCTACACCAGACTTGTCCGCATGTTCGACCCCGGTAACGGTGTGAACGGTCAGGATATCCCGTTCCGCTTCCTGCCCTGCATGGTGGCGGGTCTGGCCTACTACCTGTCGATGAAGATTCCCAACGCGATGGAGCGTATGCAGGCGTTGAAGTCTCAGTACGACGAGGCTTGGGATTTGGCGGCAGGCGAAGACCGCGAGAAGGCGGCAATCCGATTTGTGCCACGTGAGAGCTTCTTGGGTGGATACTAATGCCCAACCGGTATGCAAGTGGCAAGAATGCAATCGCGGAGTGCGACCGGTGTGGATTCCGGTACAAACTTCGTCAGTTGAAGTCTTTGGTGATCAAGACCAAGAACGTAAATATCTTGGTCTGCCCGGAGTGTTGGGAACCTGATCAGCCGCAGTTGTCGCTAGGTCTTTACCCAGTCGATGACCCGCAGGCATTGAGGAACCCGAGACCTGACTTGAGTTACTACGAGGAAGGTAACAACGGCGCAGGTGGTAGTAGAATGATTCAGTGGGGTTGGAACCCGGTCGGCGGATCAAGTTCGTTCGATGCAGCACTAACCCCCAATACTCTCGTCCCCACGGGCGAAGTAGGAACCGTAACGGTCGTAACGACCTAGGAGATTGAGATGAAAGACGGGATGCGTAAAGTTGCAAAGGAAGAAGTGCGTAAGCACGAAAAATCCATGCACAAGATGCGTGCTGGCGGCAAAACCAACAGCGACATGAAGAAGTACGGTCGTGGCATGGCGAAGGTGATGAACCAGCGCAGCCCGATGCGGGGCTCTTCGGGTCCGAGGTAAGCCATGAACAACATGAACAAGATCAAGCCCAACACCG